GCTCTTCAAGAAACCATACAACATATGCAGAATGAAACAGAATTAGATATCAACGAGCAAACCTTAAGAGAGCTTCTTGCTGATAATGAAGAAGTTATTGAAGAAGACGATGGTGATGCTAGCAGCGAACCTGATGAATCTAAGGGTTATGCTGGCGAAGCCGCTGGCGCCGAAGAAGAAGGCGAGGCCGAAGAATTTTCAGCCAAAATGAGCCCTAATCTCGAAGAAGAAGTAGACATTTCCGATGACATGATAAATGCTATTGTAGAAAAGCTTACTGTCGATATGGGTGCCTCCCTTTCTGGTTGGGCAGGACGATCTTCATATGATATGAAGTGGGAGATTGAACAAGAATTAGCCCATCGACGCAGCACTGATGTCGAAGAAGAATTAAAGACTTTAAAGAAGGCTCAAGAAGAGTTGGTTTTCGAAAATAACCAACTCACAGAGTCGCTTGAACAACATAAGCAAGTAGTACAAGAGTTACAAGGGGCTACCCGAGAGGTAAACCTTTCTAATGCTCGCTTGCTTTACACGAACCGTGTTTTAAGAAATACCTCCCTAAATGAGCGGCAAAGATCAAAAATTGCCGACGCTATTTCGAAAGCTGGTTCAGTAACAGAAGCAAAGACAATATATCACACGCTAGAAAGTACAGTGGGGAGTTCTCCAAGGAGAGAACCACAATCACTGAACGAAGCACTTGGTCGTCAGCGTACTTCTGTTCTTCGTGCTTCTCGTCAAGAGAGCACATCATCCGATCCGTTAGCGGAGAGGATGAAAAGACTAGCAGGTATTAAGTAAAATTAATACAAATACATTAACATAGGAGGTATTTAAAATGGCTGGTATAGTTGAAAGATTGACAGAAGGTATTGTCAATCGTGATATGCAGGCTGAAGGGCATGCATTATTAGAAAAGTGGGAGCGCACAGGTCTTCTTGAAGGCATGGAGAGTAGCCGCACTCGCCAATCTATGGCTCGCTTGCTTGAAAATCAAGCAAAAGAGCTTCTCCGTGAAAGTTCTACCATGGCCGGTGGAGATGTCGAAGGTTTCGCAGCCGTCGCATTCCCCATTGTCCGTCGTGTTTTCGCGGGATTGATCGCAAACGATCTCGTTAGCGTTCAACCGATGAGTCTCCCCTCGGGTCTCATCTTCTTCCTGGATTTCACCGTCTCCAGTAATGGCCCCGGGCTACCCCGCTTGGGCTATGGTGGCGATGGCGAAGAGTCGCTTTATGGTGGCGGCCGAGTAGGTAAGGAAATCACCGGTGGTGTGAATCTCACAGGTAGTGGCGTTGAAGCTGGTCCTTATGGACTTAACAACGGTTACTCCTCACCAACTGGTTCTGTGACTGCCATCTCATTGGGAGGCGCCGTTATGGTGGCTTCTGGTACTGCTGGGGCAACCCCTGGCGCTGGCGCAAACCCATTAAATGCTGCGAATCAAGGAAAACTCGACGAGCTTACAAAGTATGACGTCGACCTTTCTGGCTCCAGTGTTTGTGTGGTTGAGCTTTCTGGTGGAACTGGCGGTAATTTAGAGCAGCTAGATGTTGATAATTTAGTTGCAATTCAAATGTTGGCAAGCAGCCACAATATCTTCGATGCGAATGTCACACTTATACGTCGTCTATCGCAGGTTGCTAGTGGCAGTACTAACCAAGATCCGAGCAAGAGCGGATACAGGTTTAACCTTGTATTCGCAAATGTTAGTGGTGCTGTTCCATTAAACAATGGTAGCTCTAATAGTGTCATGGCCATTACGCGTTCTGCACATGCTCTCAACCTTACCATTCCGTTGGATGATAATCTTACGGCTGGTGGTGCACTGGGTTCCGTCATTGGTACGTCTGTGTGGGGCTTGGAAGCCGAGCCGAGTATCCCCGAAATCGACATCAAGGTTGATTCCGTGGCGATTACTGCTATGACCAAGAAGCTCAAGGCTAAGTGGACTCCTGAGTTGGGACAAGATCTTAACGCATACCACAACCTTGATGCTGAAGTTGAGTTGACAAGCATTCTCTCTGAGCAAATTGCTCTTGAGATTGACCGTGAGATCCTTACCGATCTTATTAATGGTGCAACTGCTAGTACACTCTACTGGTCACGCTCTCCCGGTCTCTTTGTGAACCGTACAACCGGCCTGGAAATTGGCGCTAGCTCTGCTGCTCCCGATTTCACCGGTACTGTGAGTGAGTGGTATGAGACGCTTGTTGAAACTATCAACGATGTCTCTGCACAGATCCATCGTAAGACTCTACGAGGTGGAGCTAACTTCCTGGTTTGCGGACCTGAAGTCGCTAATCTCCTTGAGTTCACTGCGGGATTCCGTGCTTCTGTTACTCACGATGATGAGAAGGGTAGCGTTGGTGCCGTTAAGGTTGGATCACTTTCTAAGAAGTTTGATGTCATTGTTGACCCCTACTTCCTGCGAAACGTGATTCTCGTTGGTCGTCGCGGTTCCTCTTTCCTTGAAAGCGGATACGTGTACGCACCTTACGTGCCACTGCAGACTACACCCACTATCTTTGGCCCTGAAGACTTCGTGCCCCGTAAGGGCGTGATGACTCGGTATGCCAAGAAGATGGTACGTCCCGATATGTACGGCCTAGTTGTCGTTCGCGGACTTATTGGTGAAGCCGGCGCTACTAGCTAATTCTAGCTAACTAGCAAATATATGTAAAGCCCCCATCATATGATGGGGGCTTTCATTTATGTAGAACTACTTACAGGTGAACGAGAGTTCACAACCTAGTTATCGGGTAGACTTTGAGCTATCCCCTAGTATTGTCGAAACAGATCAATACAGGGACATGATTATAAAAGGAGGGTTTTTAACTATGGGAACAAAAAGAATAGGCCTCGCGAGAATTGAGGCGTTAATGGAGAATTTAAAGAGGGATATTAACTGGCAGAACGCCACATCTCAGAATTTGGTGCTTCGAAAAGTCGCCGGCGGCGTTGGCGCTCAAGGCCCTACTGCAGTTGTTGTAGGGAAGAATGGTGGAGCAGGCATACTCGCCGGCGGTGCCGGTGCAGCAGATCCTTTTACGGAGTCTGCAACACAGCATTTTGACTTTGGCACATTGCTTCATTATGGAGATAGAATTTTTCGCTATGCAGGTATCGGTGGAACCGCTGTTACTGCTGGCAAGTGTTTACAAGCTGCACCGCTTGTTAACGCTAACCACCGCGACATGGCTGTGCAAGCTGGTGTAGCCGCTGGGTTAACGTCGGTGCCTGTAACATTTGGCGGCGACACTGATGCTGCTGAGAATCTGTATGCAGAAGGCTATCTTCACATTAATGATGGTGCCGGCCAAGGCCAGCTTATGAGAATCAAATCACATGCTGCCGTCGATGCCGGCGTATCCACCACCTGCACGCTTAAGCTGTATGACAAGGTAGTAACTGCAGTAACTACATCCAGCAAAGCTGACTTAATAACTGCGCCATACAATGACCTTGTTGTGGCTCCATCCGCCGAAACCGGCCCTGTTGTTGGTGTTACCGTTATAGATATGACAGCGGATTATTACGGCTGGGTTCAAGTGAGCGGACCCTGTTCTGTTCTTACTGTTGGAACTGTAGTTCTGGGCAATCACGCTGTCCGGTCCGGTGGCACCGCCGGTGGTGTCGCTCCCGCAACGGATGATCTTCTCCAAAATCTCGGAGCAGTCATGGTTGTTAATGGCAACACTGATAATAGTGTTATTTGGTTAAACCTTGAGGGTTAAACCTTGAGTAATCGTACAGCTATCAAGCTATAAAATAAACCTTTAAAGTTTTACCCCCTTCCAATAGGTTGGGGGTTTTCTTTTTGAGAATTAGGTATAAAAACACCGATCTGCCGAAAAATACCGCCGGCGATTTTTCGAGATTTTCGGTTTTGTCAAATAGACACTATTTATTATATAACCAAGGAGTTCCTCATGGGAAAGAAAAGAAGATTAAACTCAGCTAAAGCAAAGTTTGCCGCAAAACGCCGCGCACACCCCCGAGTCAAACTTTTAGCACAACAGGCGGCTGTCGAAACCGAAACAATTGAAGAAGTGTCGCCCGAAGTGGTTGAAGTCGTAACTAATACACCACCCAAGACAACAAAGGCGAAGAAAACGGCCGTACCAAAAAAGAAGAAGCCCTCCACATCCAGAAAAAGGTCGACAAAAAAGACAATAACCGAAGCTTCTGCATAAAATAACTTAATCTTTCTAAAACAGCCCTTAGCTTGTCTGGGGGTTTTGTTTTATCAGAACTATTTACAGCAGGAGAGCCATATAGATGCCAACAAACCTTAGTCCTTCGTCAGAAACAAGCGCAATTGTTTTAACTTCAACCGGCAGCGCCGGATTAGTGGCTGCCGCAGTACCCTTTGGTATCTACACAGGCTCCCTTGATTTTCTAAGCGGCGCCGCACTTCAGGTAGCATATATTTATAAGAAGCTTGGTGGTGATGTTGTAGACATTGAATTAACACCAAATAATGTATATGCAGCATATGAAGAGGCGGTTCTGGAATATTCATATATTATTAATCTTCATCAGGGCAAGAATGTTCTTTCTGACGTTTTAGGGAACGCTACCGGTACATTTGATCATAAAGGCGACAAAAAAACGGGCCCAGATAGTGTTAATTTAAAATATCCAAGATTTCAAATGGCATATTCTAAGAAAGTTGGTCAAGGGCTATCATCGGTTGCCGGCGTGGGCGGCACTGTTCGTGAATATTCGGCATCCTTTTCCCCGCAGCAAGATATACAAGATTATGACCTACAGAAAATTATTATGGATGCATCCGACTCTGGTGAAGATGACGGCGGCAATGCAGTCGGTTTTAGCGGGAAAGTTAATGATAAAAGGGTGACAGTCACACAAGTTTTTTACAAGTCTCCTAGAGCAATGTGGCGCTTCTATGGCTACTATGGAGGAGTAGGCGTTGTTGGCAATTATTCTACTTATGGCCAGTTTGCAGATGATTCTACTTTTGAGATTATTCCAACGTGGCAAAACAAGTTACAGGCCATTATGTATGAAGACTCGATTTACACACGAACCTCGCATTATTCTTATGAATTAATAGACAATCAATTGCGACTTTTTCCGACTCCTAGTTATTGGGGATTTGACGAGCAAGATAGAATTTGGGTTAAGTTTTATATTGATGGAAATGCTTGGGATGCAACACAGGATTATACAGGAAGTATCGACGGGGTTAATAATATCAACACAATTCCTTTTGACAATCTTCCCTATAATAATATTAATGCAATAGGAAAACAGTGGATTAGAAAATATTGTTTAGCCCTTTGTAAGGAAATGTTAGGACAAATTCGTGGTAAATTTACTACAATGCCGATACCCGGAGAAACTGTTACATTAAATCATGCTGAACTTCTTGCGCAGGCTAAAGAAGAGCAAACAGCACTAAAAGACAAACTAGCTGAAATGTTGAAAGAAATGGAATATACAGCATTAATTAAGCAAGATCAAGAAAAGGCTACGGCCGCAGCAGAAACATTTAAATATTCCCCGTTACCAATTTTTGTAGGATAAAGTAGAGAATGGCCGATGAATGGAAAAGACCACCCGCACCACCACCTCCCCTCTTTTTAGGAAAAAAAGAGCGAGATCTTGTAAAACAGGTTAATGATGAATTAATAGAAAAAATTATTGGCCAGCAAGTTCTTTATTATCCTGTTGATTTAGAAACTACTAATTTTCATGAACTATATGGAGAAGCAATAGAAAAAACATATTTGCCCCCAGTGAGAGTATATGCATTAGTTGAATTTACAGACTATGTTACTGAATATATGGAAGGCGCCGGCATTGATAAAAGTTGGGAAATTTCTATTCATTTTCACAGAAGAAGGCTAACAGAAGATCAAAATCTTTATGTTCGTGAGGGCGATTTTGTCTTATATGGCGATTTTTTTTACGAAATAGTAAAGCTATCTGAGCCACAAAAGCTATTTGGACAAGTTGATCATAGTTTTGAGATTTCTGCGGTTTGTAAGAGAGCCAGAAAGGGACTATTCGATGCTACCTGATAATTTTGATTTTGCGATGATTCCCACAGGAAGCAGCGGCGAGCGCACCGTCACTCTCCAGGCGGTGGGAATGTTAGGATCGACTATAGAAACAATTGATTATGCTATGGTTTCATGGCTAAAAGAGGATTTAAATTTAAGCACAAAAACTAACGAGGGATATAGCCAAGTACCTGTTTTGTGGCAAGCACCCGAAAGAGCATTTCAGATTAAGAACAAAAAAGAAATAAGAGATGATGCTGGCGCACTAAAATTGCCTCTAATAAGCATCGAAAGAACAGGAATTACAAAAGATCCCGCGAGAAAAGGGGGATTTCAAGCACATATTTATTCAAAGGACAAGGATGGAAGATCGGGACGTATGGTAATAGCAAAAAGAATAGTTAAAGACAAAACAAGAAATTTTGCAGTTGCATCGGGTACTCGCACGAATACAGATGCCGCGCGCCAGCGCAATTTTCCGAGAATTAACAAAAAAATAGTAGTTCAATCGTTATCTATTCCGATCCCAGTATACATTAATGTTGATTATAAAATTATCATTAAGTCAGAATATCAGCAACAGATGAACACTCTTATTACTCCTTTTATTGGCAGAACGGGACAGATTAATTCATTTATTTTAAAACGAAACGGCCACCTCTATGAAGCCTTCATCGATCAGAATTTCACCCATTCAAATAATGTTAATAATTTAGGCGAAGAAATGAGAATGTTTACAACCGAGATTAGTATTAAAGTTCTTGGATATTTAATTGGAGAAAACGAAAACGATGATCGTCCGATTGTTAGAATTGACGAAAACACGGTAGAAGTAACATTCCCGCAAGAAAATGACGCTCCCACAGGGGTTCCTAACATCTTTGGCCAGTTTACTCATGAGCTTGACGACATCCTGAAGTAAACATTCTTTTTTCTTTGCAGTTCAGGAGCTTTTTGGAATTAAAAATACTATTTAACTAATGATTGTAACATCATATTATCTTGTTTTTATAAAGAGGGACCCACAATATGTCAGTAAAGAATTTTAAATTTGTATCTCCTGGAGTATTCATTAACGAGATTGATAACTCCTTTATCCCCAAATCCGCAGAGTTGATCGGTCCCGTTGTAATTGGGCGCGCCCAACGTGGCTTAGCGATGCAACCAATAAAGGTTGAATCATATTCAAAATTTGTTGAAGTATTTGGCGAGACTGTTCCTGGCGGTGGTGGTGGTGATGTCTATCGAGACGGCAACTATCAGTCTCCAATGTATGGAACTTATGCTGCAAAAGCTTTCTTAAATGCGAATGTTGCTCCTCTTACTTATGTACGCTTGCTCGGACAGCAAAGCGTGAACCAAACTGGTGTTACAGCGGCCAAAGCCGGCTGGGCAACAAGCAACAACAACACAAGCTCCCCAGTTACTACAGGTGGCGCATACGGACTATGGCTCTTTACTAGCGGCGCCGCTCGCGACCTTGGAACTGGACAATTGGCTGCTATATTCTATTGCGATGATGGATCTGTTCGTTTAAGTGGTTCGTTGCGCGGCGGCGGCGTCAATCAAGGGGCTGCGAATTCAACTCATGTAGTTGGCACAGCCTCTGTCGGCGCCGTAATTGGTAACGATAGCAGCAATCTTTTTACAGTACTTATTAGTGGTTCGACCGGTACAGATACTATTAAATTTGGTTTTGATGACAATAGCGAAAATTTTATTCGCAAGGCCTGTAATACAAACCCGCAATTGGTATCTGCTGCAAATACATTTTATCCCAGTGCTTCTGCCAAGGATTATTGGCTAGGTGAGACTTTTGAACAGGAACTCCGTGATAATTCTCTTACGGGTGACGCACAAGGCGTTATTTTGGCAATCTGCAGCGGATCTTCTGGTGGAACTGGCCCCCAAGCTATGAGAGGCGCAGCTTCCCGCGAAGCGCGCACCGGCTGGTTTATCGCTCAGTCCACAACTGCTCCTGCAGCTTATGTACCTTTTGATAATGCCCAGGCACACAAGCTTTTTCGCTTAATTGGCCGCGGTCATGGTGAGTGGTTGCATAAGAACTGTAAAGTCTCAATTGAACAGATTAGGCAATCAAATAGCACTGCAACAGATTACGGTACTTTTTCTGTGGTTATTAGAGCTTTGGGCGATGACGATAGTGCAGTGCAGGTCATGGAAAGATTTGATAAACTTACCCTCGATCCAGGCGCGCCCAACTTTGTTGCGCGCAAGATTGGAACACAATATACGAAATGGGATACGGAGGCCAAGAGACTTAGAACATATGGCATGTATCCTAACCAATCAAAATTCGTTTATGTTGAGATGGACAGCGCCGTTGAAGACGCCGGTACAGATGCAATATTGTTGCCCTTCGGTTATTTTGGGCCACCCAAATTTAAGACAGTATCGGGTGCTTTCGGAACTGCCTCATATGGCCAAAAATCTTCTTATATAAAGAATCCTGATCATTTCTTTATTACGGGCGCAATTGGATCTGATGCAGCAAACTTTCTCTCTGGAGGCGGCAACAACGTCGCCATCGGTAACAACATGGGTGCCAACACTACGGTAATGACTGGCTCGCTAGCCTTCCCGTCTGTGCGACTTCGCGTATCTGCTTCTGATGGTGGTCTCTCCAACCCAACAAACGCATATTTTGGTATGGACAGTTCGCGAACAGCCGCATCTACAAGGTCAGATCGCAGTGTTGCAGATTTCCATCGTCGTCTATATGGCGACTACGGGGCTGGCGGAACTGCGGCTACCACCGCAGGTGTTGATGATTTCGCATATGTATTTTCACTTGATGATGTAGTGGCACTTAGCTCTACAAAATATTATTATGAATCTGGCTCAAGAGCTACCGAGACCTCGGCAACTAGTGGCAGCTATGTAAACTTACTAAACGCTGGTTATGATAGATTTACTGCCCCGTTCTTCGGAGGTTTTGACGGATTTGATATTACAAAACCAGATCCTCTCTATAATGGAGCAATGGGGGCTAGTTCTACTGAAGCTAATAACTATGTCTATCATACGTGGAAGCGTGCAATCGATACGGTATCAGATCCGGAACAGGTTGACATGAATCTTTTAGCAGCCCCGGGTCTTACCTTAGCCGGCCTTACGACGCACATGGTTAATACATGTGAAGATAGAGCAGACGCGTTAGCAGTCATTGATCTTCCAGATGTATATACACCGGCTCATGAGGGATATAAGAGTTCAAAGGATGCTAGAGTTACAACGACACCAACATTGGCGGCAAATGCTTTGCGCGATAGAAGAATTGATTCGAGTTATGGGTGTACATTCTATCCATGGGTGCAGACTTCTGATGCTTCTGGGCGATTGCTGTGGATTCCACCCTCTGTTGCAATGCTTGGTGTTTTGGCAAGCTCCGAAAGAGCATCTGATATTTGGTTTGCTCCGGCAGGATTTAACCGCGGCGGCCTTAGTGAAGGTGCCGCAGGCATTCCAGTTACCGCAGTAACAGAACGGCTAGTTTCTAAAGATCGCGATGTTCTTTATGAAGCTCGAATTAATCCAATTGCCTCTTTCCCCTCTAGTGGTATCGTGGTATTTGGACAAAAAACCCTTCAAGAGCGCCAGTCTGCGCTTGATAGAATTAATGTAAGGAGACTTGTTATCTATCTTAAGAAGCAGATTTCTATTCTTTCTACTCAAATACTGTTTGAACAAAATGTTCAAGCAACATGGACAAGGTTTAAAGGTCTTGTAGAGCCATTCTTAGCAAATGTCTTAACAGGGTTCGGTATTACAGACTATAGGTTAATCTTAGACGAGACTACAACAACTCCCGACTTAATTGATCAAAATGTTATGTATGCAAAAATTATGATTAAACCAGCGAGAGCAATTGAATACATCGCGATTGACTTTGTAATCGCATCCACAGGAGCATCGTTTGATGATTAAAAGGAGGAGATTTTTCCTCGATACACTAATTAAGTTTAGATAGGAGCTACACATTATGGCGTTTTGGGCAAAAAACTTTGGTGAAGATACAACTTTAAAAGATCCAAAGAGAAATTTTAGATTTATAGTTGAATTTTCAAATTTGAGGTCGAGTGATGGCCCATTGCTTTGGTTTGCCAAAACAGCAGCCAAACCATCATTTGCAATTGCAGCAGCAGAACACAAATATTTAAACCACACTTTTTATTATCCTGGTTCCGTAACCTGGAACACGATTTCCATAAGCTTGGTAGATCCAGTGGTCCCAGATGTAGCAGCCACAGTAGCTGACTTTATAGTTCAAGGCGGTTATACACCTCCTTCGACTCCCAATTCGCTTACCACAATGTCTAAGGCCAAGGCCGCGGGCGCTATGGGTATCGTAACGGTTAAGCAACTAGACGCAGACGGTATGATACTTGAAGAATGGACCCTTTGGAATTCCTGGATCACAGATGTTAAGTTTGGCGACACTCTTGAATATGGTAACGATGAATTATCGACAGTTGATATAGAGCTTAAGTATGATTGGGCACGCCTAGAGACCAAGACTGACGGCTCTGTGGGTCCAAACACGGGCGCTTCGACATTCTTCGATACGCGCGCATCATAATAGACAAAATACGATAAAGAGGTGAAATTTGTCAAGAAATAGAGATCGCGTGGGAGGCACGCAGCACCAAGATGCTTCGCCCCCACCGCAACAAGTGGCACAAAGCCAACACGAAAATATAGAGCAATTTGCGTTTGTAGTACCTACTGAATTTGTGGAACTACCATCACAAGGAAGGTTTTATCCAGAAGGACACCCTCTTTGTGGCGTTGATACCATTGAAATTCGTCACATGACAGCAAAAGAAGAAGATATGCTGACTTCTAGAACGCTCCTTAAAAAAGGTATTGCATTAGACCGTGTAATTCGAAGTTTAATTATAGATAAATCAATTAATCCTGATACTCTATTAGTTGGCGATAGAAATGCAATAATTATCGCTACAAGATCAGCCGGATATGGCAATGATTATGATACAAAAGTAACTTGTCCTGCTTGCGGAACAGTTCAGCAATATAGTTTCGATCTCAATGCCGCAGAAATATATAATGGCGGCCCTGCAGCTAATATGGAAGTTACAGACAATGAAAATGGAACATTTGATGTAGTATTACCAAAAACAGAAATTACAGTAACATTTAGATTACTTACTGGCGCCGATGAAAAACGCTTTCTTGATGGTTTGGAAATAGACCGTAAACAAAAACAAGATCGCAATGTAACAAGACAATTAAGAAACATTATTGTAGCTGTCAACAACAACGATTCTTCAGAGGCAATATCATATTTAGTTAATAATATTCCATCGATAGATTCTAGATATTTAAGATCGGCTTATCGGCTATCAACCCCCGACATTGATTTAACGCAAAATTTTATTTGTGAAGAGTGCAACCACGAAGTCGACTTGGAGGTTCCGCTTTCCGCGGACTTTTTTTGGCCTGACCGATGAATACATGCAAAATGTATATGAGCAGTTTTTTTATTTAAAATACTCAGGCGGCTGGTCATTTTCAGAAGCTTATAATTTACCCATTGGATTGCGCGAATGGTTTGTTGAAAGATTATCTAAGCAGCTCCAAATGGAGAATGACGCGATAAAAGAGAGCCGTAATTCCTCCTCATCCGGCCAATCACAAACCTTGACGGCGCTTAATCAGCCTACATCCCCAGGTTTCGAATCACCCGATAAAGGATAGCTAGCTAGC